TGTCCTCTATATATTTTAAAGTTTCTTCGTTTATGTTTATTCATAGTACTTGTATTTGGTCTACGACCTTGTGAACTTCCTTTTTGTATTGGAACATGAGCATCCTTTGCATATAATCCTTTAGCTCTTGCCATAACATAAAATTAATAATTTATCTCCAACCTATACTTGTTGCGTGAATTTTTGTTTCTTTTGAACCAGAACTTTGATTGTGCGTAGTTATTTTGTAGCACATATCAGTACCACTTGGTTGACCTGAAATATCTAAATCGTGAAATGCTAAAATCTTTTTGTTTGTTCCCCAAGTTCCTTCATCAACTAAAGTTCCTTGTGTAAATGTAGTTCCACTATCTCTTGAAATATAACCTTTAATATCTGTGTTTAATGTTGCTGTTCCTGAAGAATTTTCCATAAGCATAACCATGTCTGCGTTATCTGCTTCTGCCATAGCTGTTGTATCTGTTGATTGTAAAGTTAAATCAACAGCATTTGTTGTTGACCTTCTTATAATTACAATTCCAGTTCCACCTGCACCTGATGATGTCCAACCTGAACCACCACCTGAACCTGTATTAGCTGTACCTGCTACGCCATTTGCTTGAGCTGCACCGCCACCGCCAGTTCCACCTGCTTGACTAACAAGTGATGTCGCATCACCTGCACCACCGCCACCTCCTGCTCTATAAGTTGGAGTTCCATCTATTGATGATTGTAAACCTGCACCGCCAGCAGTAGACTGATTATTCCCAGAAGTAGCCACATTAATACCTGCTTGACCTGCTCCACCACCTCCAGCACCAGACCACTGTGCAGAGATAGTAGTACCACCACTATATCCTTGATTAGCTGTTCCAGCTCCAGGTGCAGTGCTACTTACTCCACCTTGACCTCCACCAGAACCACCAGTTTGTCCAGTGCTACCACTAGGATTACCACCACCGCCACCTCCGACAGTTGTTATATCTGTAATATCTGAACCAGTAATTGATGAAGCAACTCCATTATTACCATTATTAATACCAGTAACTGATGCTCCTCCAGTACCGACTGTTATTGTATAAGTAGTATCACCTATAAATGATAAGGCAGCTTCATTTGAACCTCCGCCACCAGTTGCTTCGGAAGCATAGGAATTTCTATATCCACCTGCTCCTCCACCACCACCAGCACTATTACCTGAACCACCAGAGCCACCTCCAGCTATAACTAAAAAATCATAGTCTTGAGTTACATTTGATGTGTATGTAACAGAACCAGTGCTAGTATATTTATACCAAGTATAATTACCATCTGTTCCTGTTGTGTCAGCATTATGAGTTATAGTTGGAACTGTACCTCCATTATAAGAACCAGCAGTTAAAATTTCATTTGTAGAAGCCGAAGCATCTATTCCTGAAGCATCTTCATATTCATCTATGATTTGGTCTTGTAAATTGTATTTTACTAAACTGCCATTTGTTGCTACTTTAAATCCTAACAGGGCGATATTAGATTGAACTGTATTATCGTCATATTCTGAAAGAGCTTTATAAGTTTGGTCTCCAGCTAAATAAGTTGAAGCTGAAGCTGTTCCTGTACCTAAATTAGCTGTAGGTACAACACCTGTAATTTTTGAAGTTACATCTATTGAACCTGCTAATTGAGCATTTGTAATTCCTGTTCCTAATCCACTAACACTTGCTGGTAATGTAACTGTTTTTGCACTAACATCAAATGTTGAATTAACTTTAGCACCTGTTACAGCACCATCTTCTAATTTAGCTGTAGAAACTGTATCATCTGCAGGTGTTGATATTAAACCAATACCCATTTGATAAATAAAATCACAAGTGTTTGCATCACTTAATGCTGCATCAAATGTTACAGTAGCTTCATTAACTGTAAAATTTCCATATTGAACTACACCATCAATTGATATAACTAATGAGTTAGCATTAACTGGTGTAAAAGCTGTACTGTTTTGAGTTAAGTTATAAGGACCAGCACCTGTTGCAGTAGCTGGTGTTATAACATCTAACTTTTCTACATTGCTAAACTGTTCTAAATTTCTTCCTATATAAGCCATATTATTTATTCTGTTCCATTATTCACTAGGTTTTGTTATAACTATATTTTCATTTACCTTTACATTTCCAAATTCATCAAAAACTATATCTTTTGGTTCATTAGAAATATAGGTACTAGGAATATCTCTAAGGTTTTCTCTATAAGTTTTATATGTATTTCTTAATTCAGTTGAAATTGCAAAATCTTCAATCATGTATTTATCGGTTTTATTTAACCAATTATTTCTATCTATCTTTACTCGCTCCCAAGAATTATTCCAATTTTCTTCGTCTTGGATTTGCTTGGCTTCTAATTCAGCTATTTTATCTTTAAAAATATTTATTTCAGAAGTTGTTGCTTGTCTTGAATCACCATTTTTTAATTCTGCTTCATTAATACTATTATCTTCATTTATTTGAATTGCATGAATATCGTTAAATTGGTTCCACCAAGTACTATCTTCAACTGTAAAATGATTATTATTTTTTACGATTGATTTATCATCTATTATAATACTTAAATTCATTTTTTCTCCTAAGTTTTAATTATATATTTTAAAGCTACATATGGTTGAAGTACCGATAAACTCGAACCACTAAATGAAGCTGATGAGCCATGATTATGAGAATTACTTGAACCACTACTAGGCATAGCTGCATTGACACCTGAACCAGGTGAACGATTTTGGTCACCACCAATGAAATTATTACTGCCACCTCCTCCCCAGTCATCAGTCCAATTACTTGTTCTATTGTGGTTATGTGAAGGCATTTGAGCAGTTGATATAGTATGGTTATTTACACTTACAGAAACAGAACCACTTGGTGTAACAGTTTCAGCACCCCCAGTTGAAGCATGAGCTTTAGAGCCACTTTTTCCTAAAGGAGCTTTATCTTGTAAATCTGGTACATTAAATGTTGAAGAACCATCACCAGTTCCCCAAGTCGTTCCAATAACTGTAAATAAATCTGAGTAGGTTGTTCTTGATACTGCTGCTCCATCACAAGCTAAAAATCCAGTAGGAACATCATCTTTACCATAAGGAACAATCAAACCTGTGTTTACACCTTGAATACCTGTTAAAGATGCACCATTAATAGCAGGTAATGTTGTAGGAAACCTTGCGTCTGCTAAAGTACCAGAAGTAATTTTAGTAGTATCTAAATTAGGTATTCTTGCGTCTGCTAAAGTACCAGAAGTAATTTTAGTAGTATCTAAATTAGGTATTCTTGCGTCTGCTAAAGTACCAGAAGTAATTTTACTAGCATCTAAATTTGGAATCTCTGCTGCGTCTAAATCTATTGCTTGGTTTCTAATTTTAATTATTGCCATAATTTTATATTACCTTGCTGTGGCACACACACCACTATTTGAAATTATTGGTTGTCCGAAAGCCATGTAGATGTATGTTGAATCAGCTTCATTAGTAACTGAATCAGTTCCACCAAGTCTAAAACCATTTGAAAATTTATTTACTCTTGCCCAAGTAATATTATCAGCTTCTGTTGCATAAGTGTCTGCTGCTAATCTTGCAAAATTAGGAGATACATCTACATCTCTTTTATGGTCAGATAGTGTCCAGTTATCAGTACCACTTGTTTTTTTAATCAGAACAAAAGAAGTTTTAAATCCTGTGTAAACAAATGTTCCATTAGCATCATTTCCATTACCAATATATTTTCCCATTTTTGAATATCCTGGAACTTCTGCGAAGCAATAAGCTATGTAATTATAATTATCATTAACTTGGTTTGATGAACCTACAGTAAATAAAGTTGAAGTTGGTTCTGTATCATTCCATATAGTATCATTATCTGTCGCTTCATCTGTTTCACATAATTGTAACCAGTAGTCAGCAGTTATGTCTTCATGGTAAGTCGCCCAACTACTAGCATAAGTAAGACCTTTGGTAATTATCATTTTTGGTTTAACACCTAAACCATGACCAACTGTACCACTTGCTCCATTATTTCCAGTATATTTAACTATTGAAAAACCTGCTGTTGTGTTTGCAGATACAGTTGATGTTATACTTCCATCTGTATTTGATGAACCTGCTCCATTTGCTTTCCAGTTCCATGAAACCATCTTATTACCTGCATCTCCACCTGTTCCTCTATGATTACCTGTTACAAATCCATCTGAATTAAAAGCAGTTAAACTTTCAGTATTTGTGGATTCTATACTTGTACTATTTGAAAATAATATTTTTTCAACTCCTCTAACAGCATCAAATAATGCGTGGTCATCTCCTACATCTCTATTTTTAATCCATGTCCAATCTGGTTGAAAACCTACACCAGATACAGTTGTTGTTGCATCACCTGTTCCTGTCCATAGTTTAGTATTAAAATGCTCTGAACTTTTATTTATTGTTGAAAATGCCATTATGCGTTTAATCCTTTTGTTGAAAGAGCTGTGTAACCTGTAGGAACATCATATTCAAACTTGCCTATGCTTGATGCGTTTGTTCCTTCTGAAGAAATAGCTGTTGTTCCGAAGTAACCATTACCGAAGTTAAATTCAAATTTTGATGGAGAAGTAGTACCTGTATCATCTGTTTGACAAAAGAAATAAGCAC